AGGTCACGCGCGCCGAGCTCGAAGCGGAGATGGCGCGCGACAGGGCAGGGCCCGTGACCGTCGCAGTGCGGCACGGCGGCAAATGGGGTGCGCTCGAGGCGGAGGCGCTGACGCGCTGCCGGCGGGATCGGATGCGCGCCATGCGCGCGCGCCGGAGCGGTAGCCCGGCAGCGCCATAGGGCGCGAACGACGGGATTGAAGGAATTGCCGCGCGGGGCGGCGATGGCGGGGAGGGGCGCGTGGTCCCTCCGCGAAGGCGGACCTGTGTCCGCAACAGAGCGGGAGAAGAGTTATGATGGAAGTGAAGGCGGATGCGCTCGAGGCTTCGTTCGAGGCTTTCGAGCAGGACGGGGACGCGCTCGGCGCGCTTCGCGAGGAGATCGCGCAGCTCAAGGCGCGGATGGACGCCCAGGCGGTGGCGGCGGCGCGGCCGGCGCTGGCGGGGGTGAAGGGCGAGGGATCGCCGTTCGTCGAGAAATATCTGAGGAAGGGGCTCGAGGCGGGAGTCGAGCTGAAGGCGGTGACCGGCCTCTCCGGCGCGGCCGGCGGCTATGCGGTGCCTGAGGAGATCGACGCGACGATCGACCGGCTGCTGACCTCGATCTCGCCGATCCGCTCGATCGCCAACGTCGTGAAGGTCGGCTCGGCCGGCTACCGCAAGCTGGTGACGAGCGGCGGCACCGCGTCGGGCTGGGTGTCGGAGACGGCAGGTCGGCCGGAGACGGACACGCCCAACTTCATCGAGATCGCGCCGCCTTCGGGCGAGCTCTACGCCAATCCGGCGGCGAGCCAGGCGATGCTCGACGACGCGGCGTTCGACGTCGAGGCGTGGCTGGCGCAAGAGATCGCGACCGAGTTCGCCCGGGCCGAGGGGGCGGCGTTCGTCGCCGGCTCCGGGGTCGACCAGCCCAAGGGCTTCCTCAGCCTGCCGGCGACGGCGCAGGGCGACGGTTCGCGGCCGTTCGGGACGCTGCAGTTCGTGCCCTCGGGCGCGAGCGGCGCGTTCGTCGGCGGGACGCCGCAGGACCGGCTGATCGACCTCGTCCAGGCGCTCAGGCCGCCCTACCGGCAGGGCGCGGTGTTCGTGATGAACTCGGCGACGGCGAGCGTCATCCGCAAGTTCAAGACCGCGGACGGCGCGTTCCTGTGGCAGCCGGGGCTGGTGTCGGGGCAGCCGGACACGCTGCTCGGCTATCCGCTCGTCGAGGCCGAGGACATGCCGGACATCGCGGCGGACAGCCTGTCGATCGCCTTCGGCAACTTCAAGGCGGGCTATCTGATCGCCGAGCGGAGCGAGACGCAGATCCTGCGCGACCCGTTCACCCACAAGCCCTTCGTCCATTTCTACGCGACGAAGCGGATCGGCGGGCAGGTCAGCAACTCGGAAGCGATCAAGCTGATGAAGTTCACCGCGTAGGCGGTGAGGCCCCCGCAGGGCGGGAGGCCAGACGGAGCGCCGCCCGGAGTCCCCTCCCCGGGCGGCGCTTTCCTTTTCCAGACGAGGAGAGACAAGATGAGCGACGGATTTTCGGGCGTGGTCGACAGCGTCGGGTCGCCGGCGCGGCGGGCGGCCGCGGTGGTGCCGAGCGACACGCAGCCGCTGGCGGAAGTGCCCAAGGCGCTGTTCGTCGGCACCGGCGGGACGCTGACCATGCGGGGCGTCGGCGGCGGCGCCGACCAGCTTTGGAAGAATGTCGCGGACGGCACGGTGCTGCCGTTCCGCGCCGAATATGTCCGCGCGACCGGCACGAGCGCGGCCGACATATTGGCGCTCTACTGATGGGCGCGATCGTGAACGCCGCCAATTGCGCGGTGGCGGCGGGAACGGGCGGGGCGTGGCTGGCGACCAAGACGGGCGGCAGCGACGGCGCCTCCGATGCCTCCGCCGTCTCGGCGACGGGCATCGCAGGCGACTTCGTGCTGCGGGTGAAGCCGCTGGGGACGGGGCTGTGCTTCGCGGGCGTCTCGGCCGCGCCGGGGGCCGGCATCGCCGAAGCGACGATCGACAGGGCATTCCAGATCGGCGGCGGCCTCTGCCGCATCGTCGAATCCGGCAGCTTCCGGCCAGGCAGCTTCCCGCTGGCGACCTACGCCTGGATGCGCCGGAGCGGCGGGAGCCTCGATTATCTGACCGGGCCGCTCCTGGCGACGGCGGCGGTGCGGCGCACGGTCGCGGTGGGAACCGGGCCGCTGTTCTTCGACAGCACGATCCTGGCGGCGGGGCTGGCGATCGAGGTGAAGTTCGACCTGCCGGCGGCGTTCGTGGCGCGGCGGGCGGCGCGGCGCGGGCTGACGCTCGGCCTCAATCTGTAAAGGGGGAGAGACGAGATGATCGAGGGCGACGTGCCGGTGCTGCCGGAGGCGGCGCTGGCGGAGGCGAAGGCGCTGCTGCGCGCGGGAGACGCGGGCGAGGACGCGCTGATCGGGGCGATGCTGGCGAGCGCCGCATGTCTGTGCGAGCGGTTCACCGGCCAAGTGCTGATCGCGCGGACGCTGCGCGAGACGCTGGGGGCGCGGCATCCGCCGCACCGCCGCGGCTGGCGGAAGCTGGCGCGCACCCCGGTGCGCGCCATCGGAGCGGTCGAGCGGATCGGCGAAGGCGGCGGCGCGACCCTCGTGCCGGCCGGCGACTATGCGATCGACATCGACGCGAACGGCGACGGCTGGATCCGCGTCGACCCGGCGCCGGGGCCGGTGCGCGTCTCGTTCGAAGCGGGGCTGGCGGCCGACTGGGACGGCGTGCCGATGGCGCTGCGCCAGGGCGTGCTGCGGCTGGCGGCGCATCTCTACACCTATCGCACCGACGCCGGCGCGCAGGCGGAGCCGCCCGCGGCGGTGGCGGCCTTGTGGCGGCCGTGGCGGCGGTTGCGGCTCGATTGAAAGCAGGGAGGAAGAGCATGTTCGAGGGATTGATGGAGCGCGCCGCCGCGGCCGGCGAGGCGCGGCGCCGGGCGGTGCGGGCGCGGCTCGCGGCGGCGCTGCGCGCGGAGGCACCGCGGGGCGTTGGAATCGAGGAGGTGGACGAGGGCGTGCGGCTGAGCGGCCGCGGCCTTTTGCTGCGCAGCATGACCGACCCGGCGCTCCGCTGGATCGGCGCGAGGCTGGCATGAGCGGCGCCGTCATCGCGCTGCAGGCCGCCGCGCTCGCGCGCGTCGAGGGAGTGAGCGGCCTGTGCGGCGTCTATGAGGCGCCGCCGGGGCAGGCGGCCTTTCCCTATGCGGTCGTCGAGGCCGGGCCCGAGACCGACTGGGGCCACAAGACCGCCGCGGGATCGGAGATCCGGCTGACGGTGACCGTGCGCGCTGCCGGCGAGCGGCCGGGGCGGCTCTACGCGTTGCTCGACGCGGCGCGGGCGCGGCTCGAAGCGGGGCTGGCCGTGGACGATCCGAGCCTCGTCAGCTTCGTGTGGCAGCGCACCCACACCGCGCGCGAGGCCAAGCCGGCCGTCGGGGCGGACACGCTGTGGACCGGCGCGATCGAATTTCGCGCGCGGATGCTGCGCAGCATCTGAGGACGGACGCTAGCGCGGGACGGTCTTGCTCTCGAAGTAATTCTGGTAGCGATCGCCCTGCGTCTGGACGATGTCCTTGATCTCCGACGCCGCATTGTCCTGCGCCGCCGCCGCCTTGATGCCGATCGCCATGTCGGCCTTGATCGACGCCTGCCGGAACGCTTCCTCCTCGGCCTTGCAGACCGTGGCGAGCTTCGCGCGGAACGCATCGACCGCGACCTGGGCGTGGAGATCGGTGGCGACCAGATCCGACAGGCAATGCATGAACGCATTGCGCTGCACATTCGGGTTGGGCGGCGGAGCCGAGGACGGCGCTGCCAACGCCAGGAGAAGCAACGGAGAAATCATACGACCTCCAGTGCAACCGATTTGAACGAAAGGGAGAATGTGCCATGGGCGCGGAAAAGGGAAGTGCCTTCTTGCTCAAGGTCGGCGACGGCGGTTCGCCGCCGGCCTATGCGACCGTCGCGGGGCTGCGCGCGACGCAGCTTTCGGTGAACGGCGAGGCGGTGAACGTCACCTCCAAGGATTCGGGCGGGTGGCGCGAATTGCTCTCCGGCGCGGGCGTGCGCTCCGTGTCGGTTTCGGCCGGCGGCATCTTCACCGGCTCGGCGGCCGAGCTTCGCGTGAAGGCGAATGCGCTGGGCGGCGCGCTCGACGATTACGAGCTGAGCTTCGAGAGCGGCGAGCGGCTGCGCGGCCGCTTCCTGGTGACGCGGCTCGATTATGCCGGCGATTACAATGGCGAGCGGACCTACACTTTGAGCCTCGAAAGCTCCGGCCCGGTGGGTGCGGCGTGAGCGGCTCGGGCGCGAACCCCGCGCGGGGCGAAGCGGCGCTGGTCGTCGGCGGGCTGGCGCTGGTGCTGCGGCCGAGCTTCGAGGCCCTCGTCGCGGCGGAGGAGGAATTGGGGCCGCTCTTCGCGCTCGTCGAACGGGCTGCGGCGGGGGGACTGAAGCTCGGCGAGATGGCGGGCCTGTTCTGGCATTGCCTCAGGGACCGTCCGCCGGGGCTGACGCGCGAGCGGGTCGGCGCGGCGATCGCCGAGGCGGGGCTGGCGAAGGCCATGCCGGTCCTGAAGGCGCTGCTGCGGCAGATCCTCGATGGCCGGGGCTGAGTTCGCGGCCGCGGCGGCGCGGCTGGCGGGGGTGGCGGGGCTGCTGCTCGGCTGGAGCCCCGACGCCTTCTGGCGGGCGACGCCGGCGGAGCTCAGGACGGCGCTGGAGGCGCTGACGGGGCCGGAGACGGCGGCGATCGGGCGGGATGAGATGGCCGCTCTGATGGAGCGGTTTCCGGACTGAGACGGCGCGCGCGGGGCAGGGGTCACCCCTCCACCACCTTCGGTGGTCCCCCTCCCCATCGTGCCGATGGGGAGGCAAGAGATGGACGAAGAGATCGAGCGGCTGCTGGTGAGCGTGCGGGCCGACACGAGCGGGTTCGCGCGCGACGTGGCGGAGATGCGGGGGCAGCTGGAAGGGCCGCTGGCGCAGGGCGCGGGCCGCGCCGGGATGACCATCGAGGCGGCCCTGCTGCGCGCGGTGCGCACCGGCAAGCTGGGCTTCGAGGACCTCAAGCATACGGCGCTCACCGTGATGAGCGAGATCGCGGCGGGCGCGCTGCGCGCGGGCATCGGCGCCGTCGCGGGCGGCGGCGAAGGAGGCGGCGGCCTGGCATCGCTGGCGGGGCAGCTGATCGGCGCGCTGCTCGGGCTGCCGGGCCGCGCCGGCGGCGGGCCGGTGGCGCCTGGGCGCGCCTATCTGGTCGGCGAGCGGGGGCCGGAGCTGTTCGTGCCGACCGGGAGCGGACGGATCGAGACGGGCGGCGGCGTGCGGGCGGGCCCCCGCGACATACGGATGAGCATCACCGTCAACGCGCCGGCGGGGGCGGAGCCGGAGGCGCTGGCGCGCTCGGGCCGACAGGTGGCGCGGGCGGTGCGCGAGGCGCTGCTCCGGCTCGACGATTAGGGAGGGGGCGATGGGATATTGGCTGGCGGCGCCGGGGACGGCGCGGCAGACGGGATTCGTCAAGTGTTTCGACGCGCGCTTCTGGACCGTCAATTTCCCGCGGCCGATGATGGCCTCGGCGGTGACGACGGCGCCGGACGCGCTGCGGGTGGACGCCGTCTTCTACAAGGCGAACGACCTGGCGGGCCTCATCTGGGAGGCGGAGGATCGGTTCGACCACCCGCTGCTCGCCTACGAGACCAGCCGCGACTTCCGGGCCTGCCGGCTCGCCTTCCGCTGGCGGAGCGGGGGGATCATGCCGCTCGACGCGGTGAACGGACCGACGCTGACGATCGAGGGCCGGGACGAGAGCGGGGCGGCGCGGACCTGGTACGTGCGGCTGTGGAACTATGCGCAAGGGGCGCCCGAGGATGCGGCGGTGGCGCTGGATTTCGGCGCCCTCGCCGGCGGGTGGGCGAAGGACGACCCGGTCTGGGCGGGAGACGTCGACCGGATGTTCGTCTCGCTCGCGCCGCCGGGATATAGCGGGGCCGATGCGGCGCTGGCGGCGCCCGCGGAGGGGTGGGCGGAGCTCAGCGGCATCGCCTGCGACGGATCGGGCTCGGTTCTGGCGATCGGCGACGCGCTGGTGCCGGAGCATCGGCTGCGCATCGCGACCGGCTATGACGACCTCTACCACCTGACGCCGGCGCGGGTGCTGCGGGCCGCGGTCCAGCTCGGCTATCGCGGCGTGCTCGACCATTATGTCGGCATGAGCCATTATTTCCGGCTCGAGGCGCTGGGCGAGGGCTTCTACGCCAGCCTCGCCGGCGGGGTGCTGAACGCGCCCTGCGCCGCCTGGCACGCGGACTTCGCGAGCCGCGCCGCGGCATTCGGCTTCGCGCCGATCTTCTCGCTCTCCTACGAGCTGCTCGAGCGGCATTGCTGGAACGACTGGAAGCAGCGGGCGGCGGACGGAACGCCGGCGCTGACCGGCTGGGAGCCGCCCTCCGCGCTGCTCTCACCGGCGCATGACGGGGCGATGGGCTATTTGCGGCAGGTGGCGGCGGCCTTCGCCGGCATCGCCGCGGCGGCGGGGCTGCGCCCGCGCATCCAGATCGGCGAGCCCTGGTGGTGGGTGCGCGGCGACGGGGCGATCTGCCTGTACGATGCGGCGGCGGTAGAGGCGTTCGCGCCGGTGCCCATCGCCGACGTTCGGGCGGCGCTCGGCGCGGCGCAGGAGGCGACGCTCGACGCGGCGGGCGCGGTGCTGGCGCAGTCGACGGCGGGCATCGCGGCGGCGGTGCGGGCCGCGGCGCCGGACGCGGAGCTGCTGCTGCTCGTCTATCTCCCGACGATCCTCGCGGGACCCGAGATCGCGCGGGCGAACCTTCCGGCCGGGTGGGCGGCGCCGGCCTTCGACGTGCTGCAGGTCGAGGATTACGAATGGGTCACGGCTGGGCGCGCCGCCGGCGCGGCGGCGGACGCGGTGGGTGAGCGGCTCGGCTATCCCCCCGAGCGGCGGCATTATTTCGCGGGCTTCGTGCCGGCCCCGGAGGACAAGGCGCAGTGGCGCGCGATCGCCGGGGCGATCGAGGAGGCGCGGGGGCGGGGGACGGCGGAGGTGTTCGCCTGGGCCCTCCCGCAGGTGCTGCGCGACGGATTCACCTGGTTCGATCTGGAGGAGAAGGAGATGGACGCGTTCGACGACGTGCGCTTCCCGCTCGCGCTCGGGCGGGCGGCGCGCGTGGAGCCGGAATTCTCGACGTCGGTGGTGACGTCGGCGAGCGGCGCGGAGCAGCGCAACAGCGACTGGGCGGACGCCCGGCTTCGCTTCGACGCGGGGCCGGGGGTGCGCGGCGACGCGGAGATCGAGGCGCTGATCGCCTTCTTCCGCGCGCGGCGCGGCGCGGCGGTCGCGTTCCGCTTCGCGGATCCGCTCGACAACAGCTCGAACGGCATGACCGGGCCGCCGGAGGCGGACGACCAGCGGCTCGGCGACGGCGACGGCGCGCGCACCGATTTCCCGCTGGTCAAGCGCTACGGGGCGCAAATGCGGCGCATCACCCGGCCGGTCGCGGGTTCGGTGCGGGTCTCGGTGGCGGGGGAGGAGCGCGTCTCCGGCTGGACGCTCGAACCGCTCGGAATCGTGCGGTTCGACGCTCCGCCCGCGGCG